ACTCTATTCTTTTCTCTTAATGTTTGATCGTTTTCATCCACCGTATCTACATCAGCATAATAACCTCTATTATTCACCACTGTAGATGTATTCCACTTTAATTCTTTAAGGTTTGTTTTTGCTGCTCTTCCAGTTAACGAGTTATATGTAGCCAGTTTCAATCCATCGAATGGCAGATACCATGTTGCTACTTTTACTGAAGATGCAGCAACTGCATATGCTCTTGCTCCACTGATCGTAAACGCATTTGTTTCATTAATATGATTCACCATTGTGATATTTGAACTACTATGACCTGTGGATACTTCTCTATCAGCAGCAATAGAAACAGATTTAATATTTCCAATTCTAGTGCAGGTTTTTCCAATAATTGGGAACACATCTGATGTTTGATAAGCAGTCTGACCTTTAGAAACGAATATTAATTCATCCGCAGAAAATCCATTAGGAGTATCTATTCCAAGTGTTAAAGTATTTCCTGATTCAGAAGCTATATTAGCGTAATGATTTTGAGCAACATAAACGCCCATGCAAGGAATCCATAACCCATTATTATTATTCTCACTATTTACTAACGAGTTTGCTGATTCCGCTAAAGGACTTTCCTTAAAGCCACTATCAATGTCTAATGTTTCTACTAAATACCAATCTACATCACCTTCTGGCTGCCAATATACATTAATATTAGTAATTCTTTCATTCAGGTTTGCTAAAGAAGATCCAGTATATAATACTACCTGTATTCCAGGGCAAGTTGCACCATTATTAGGAACAGAATCATAAGACTCTATTCCAATATTCCCTTTATCATCTCTTGCCAGTTCAGATTCCTGAACATAATCATAAACAAATGTGACTGTATATTTGTCGTGTGTTTTAAATGTATCATTACTCACATCGTCTAATAGTTTTTCATCTACTTCGCTAGTACCATCTGGGTAATGAATATATAAACCAACTTTTCTTGCAGAGTTAACCTCATTGCTCTGATCAAAAGCATAATCCATCCTCACTACAGTAGGAGGTCGCAACCTTGCATTTTTTAATTGCCAGCTATTTACAAGTGCGTTCATAGGTGGAGGGCGAAACGCATATCCAGTAGTATAATTAGATGAGTCTGTATTACCTACATACCCTCTCTTAATATGACCATACCACTTTGTATTGTTGGTAAAGCTACCATCTGAGATACGCAAAATCTGATTGTGTACTAAAAAGTCATAAATAGGAGAGGATGTCCAATTTGTAGTAAGATCAATCCAACTACCACCTGTACCTGTTGAGTTATCTTGCCTTTTTAAAACGGTACCATTACCAAAAACCCACCATTTAGTAGACACATCTGTGTTTTGAGCAGTTTTTTCAGTACGATATAATAATAATTCAGTCTGTACATCTGTTATCACAGCATTTGCACTGACTGTTTGTTCACCATTTGGTCTTTCCAAACGACCTGGCTTTTTATTTACTACCTTTTCAAAAGCAGTATATTGATTTTCAGCAAGGTCAAACTCGGATTGATTTGTTACTAGACCACCAGAGAAGTTTCTTATCCGTAGTCTTGGCATTAAAAATCCTTGTATGCAATATTAAATGTAGGCTCTCCTGCTCTCCTTTGACGATCCATTACTACTTTTTCTTTCCATTCATTCCATTCATTTTTGAAATATGGAATCATATTAATGTCCCGCAACCTCTCCATTACCTTCCAAGCACCATAATATATCAGGCATTCATGATACCTAGAATCCAACAATGGCACATCTGAATCTCCAGATAACATTGTAGGCATAGCGTAATAATACACTTGTATTGTTTTTACTTCAGTAGGAGCAGGGAATAAGTGCAACATACTTCCTCTAATAAAATAACCGTATGAAGAGGGCATGTGTATATCAGAAATCTCATCTTCAATATTGTAGATTTGATCATCACCTATTCTTGTGACTTGATTATCATCATAGTCTACTCGATAAATTCTTATCATATTTTTCAGATTTGAATTTGAAGTTCCACTTGCTACTGCAACACCATTTTCTCTCAATGACCAATGTGTCGTAGTATAACTACCTTCATCATACATACGATAACCAGAAGTGTTTGCTGTAGTGTCCCTGTTACCAGTTGCTAAAAACAAATTTGCTTCATCTGCTAGAATTGACTGACCTTTATTAATTAAATCTGTCAACACAGCATCTGAAACAACAGAAGTTTCATCTACTCCAGTAATGTTTCTTATCTCAGTTCTTAGTTCGCTTAATGTCATAATTCCCCATAAAACGGGGAGGGTTTGCACCCTCCCCGTTTTAACTTACTGATTACAGATCAGTCCTTGCGGTTATATACTGTATCACTGCATAGTCTTTGCTGTCAAATGTGCTTAAACCAACACCATAGATTTGACCTGCTGCAATACCAAGTTTGTTTCCATAGTCAAAGGTTTTTTCAACCCAGCTCATTTCATCAACCTTAGCATGACAAGCAGCTCCAGCTCCAAGAAATAAGTTTCTGGCAGCTTTTATAGCATCACCTGCACCAAGATCATCAGCAGTAGTGATTCCTTCATGCTCATGTACTACTACACCGTCATACACACCTAAAGCACCAGAGAAGATTGGGTTATCTTCACCACGAATATTTGCATATTGCTGTGCATTTCTCCATGTGGAGTTTTGTGCAAGATCGTATGCAGCTTCTGGATGGAGAAGTAAGACGAAATAGTCCTTACCATCAACCCTAATTGGCTTCATCTTGTAACTCTTTGTAGTTCCAAGCATTGCCATTTTCTTTAGCTTAGAAATATCTTCTGGAGTTGCAAGATCAGCAGCAGCTAAATCAGCCTCTGGGTCTGAGTCTGCATATACTGAACCTGAAGCATCTGCTCTTAGATATGCGCCAGCACCTGAAGTTTTGGTAAGCGCACTAAAAATCTGTGCATCATGATCTTCAGCATACTGTCTCTTTAACTGTGCAAGAGCCTCAGAACGGAAGTTATAAAGCACCTTACTGTCATCAAAGTTACCTGCATTGATGATACCAAAACGTCTTTGGTTTGTGGTTACAGTGACCTCATTGGAAGTAATGTTTTGCTCATTACCTTCTAATGTACTATCACCTGTTTTTACTGTTCCTGTGTAGCCAACCATGCCAAAGGTCATATCTTTACCTTTGCCTTCTGGCATGCTTTTAGAAACAATCATTGATTCAAATGTGTCCCCCATGAACTTTGAGAAATAAATCTCTTTTCCAACTTCGTATGCAAGTTGCTTCGCCCATCTGGAGACATTTAAGCCTGTGTCCCAGCTCATTTTTTACTCCTATGTTATTGAGGAGATTCCATCAAAGCCTTCATACGGACTTCTTCAGGTAACTTATTCCAATCTGCCTGAGAAATAGCATCAAAATCAATCGCAGTTTTATTCCCACCAGTAGCATTAGATAGTGTAGTTGGCACTTCATCTGCTTGAGTGAGTTTTTCTGTTACTTGCTTGACACCTTCCGTTTTAGCTTTATTCTTCTCCTGTTGTATTGTCATAAGCATGTACGCATCTTCAATTTGTGCGATCCCACGCTCATCTCCGAATTTTGCAACAGCTTGGAGTTCTTCGTTGGACATCTCAGGGTGAGACTTAATAAAACTATCAATCATGTCCTGTTGAGCCTTTTTCATTCTACTTTCATTTATCTCTCTTTCTTGTACTTTACGCTCTTCAGCGAACTTGTTTTCTATTTGTTTAGAGATATGTGGTAGAATCGAATTAAGATCATACGGATCATATTCTGGCAGTTCTGGCTCTACTTCCTTTGGGGTAGTATTTGCCCTGATTTCATCAAGAGACTTACGCAGTTCACCAAGTTCGTTGGTCTGCCTGCCATTGAGTTCCTGAAGATTCCTATAAGACTTGTCTGTATTTGAAGCATACTCTACTAATTCATCAACAGAAGAAAATTCTCTGTCTCCGACTTTATAGTTTGTTGTTTCTTCTACAGGTGTCTCTGCTGTTTGCTCTACTACATTTGATTCAGGAGAATCAGTCGCTGTACCGTCTAATTCTTTAGCTTCATCTATGTAGTTTACTTGCTCTTCCATTGTACCTTGTCCTTTATTTCGGGGGTGTTACGAATCACGATTTATCCTCACCAGTCATCATTGACTGCATTTGCTGCGCTTGCATCTGTGCGGATCGTTCTTCTTCAAATTTCTCAAGGATTTCCCTTCCAGCATCCATGTCTGAAAGCTCTACATAAAGCGGGAATAAACTGGAAAACCCATTCCTGACAAGTTCGCCCACCTGCTGCGCTTTGGCAGCTTTCATTGTAGGTGAGTTCTCGCCCTTATCAAGAACAATATCAAATTCAAATTTTTCAAAGTTGGTAAGAAACCTGTTGATTGTCTCATTAATGACTTCTAATTCTTCTGGAGACTGTGCTTTTTCGGTTTCTGCACCAATAATTCTTTTAATCTTATCTGGAGTGTAAAATTGTTGCATATTCTTTAGTGCCTGCATCAAAACAGTGGTCTTGGTCATATCCAAGTTCTCCATCTGCTCCTGTAAGGTCATCATCCCCTGTCTGATTCTGGTCTGAGCTGCAATTCCACTCTCTTTTGTTGAAGTAGCAATACCCATCATTGGATCGGTAGCACCACTAATTTCTTTTGCATCAAACTCTGCTTTCTGCTCCATTGCAGCAATACTGCCTACAATAGATAAGTGAGAGTTCGACCATTGCTGCATAAAGTCTGTAATTCGCCCTTTAAAGCCAGGAATACCAATCCATCTACCTGTTGTGGAGGCTTCGTTCATTTCCTCTTGAGAAACCTTGTTTCCAGCAAATACACCACCACCTCTTGGTGATCTATTAATAATATCAAGCATCTGTGAACGTCTTTTATCTTTTTCTCGCTGTGGATCTTTCATATTCTCCACAATACCAAAGGTTTCTATGTAATCACCCATATCCTCAAAGTGATAAAAATAGGGAACTAAAGGAAACTCATTGTGCATGTATGGATTGTTCTTTTTTTCCTGCAATATTTTCATACCAGCAGATAGTGTAACGTAGGTTTTTGGAACTACCCTACTGATCACACCAAATTCAGTTTTCATTGGCATGTTTGCAGCTTCTTCCATCTCCTGTAATTCTTTTATTTGATTTTCTGCACTTCTTTTGCTTGAAAATCCTGTAGGAGAGATTCTTCCAGTAGCCTTATTAATAATAAAATGCTCTTTTTCATACTCTCGATTCCACATCTCAAGAACGCGAACCTTACGATGTGCGGGATCTAAGTGGTATGCAGGATTAATTGGCTCTGCATTACGATAATAGCTACCAATTTCTTCTCCTAACTCTGATGGAACATCTAAAAATGACTCTATATTCTCCATATCGCCTACTGCATCAGGATACATAGAGCGCAACTGATTCAGTGTCAGGTATTTGGTACGCGCTAAATAATTCCAATCTTTTGTATCTGGCGTTCTACATTCAGGATCAATATGCACATTTGCCCATGATTCTCTTTTTATGGTTAACTCACCATCATAGAATTTGCCTGGCTCAACGCAAACATCTATCCAACCCCGCCCAGTAATGACTCCATCCTTAAATACGCGACTAAATAAACTCTGTAACTTGCGATTTCTGTCTAAATGGTATAAAAGAGCAGTAGTAAGCATTGCTTCATTCTCATCATCTGACTCTATAGGTCGCGCTTTCCATGAAGAACGCCCCTGTCTTTCTACACCAGTCACTAAATTGACCTTTGGAAGAATAATATTTAACTGTAAAGGCGGTCTACCTTCTGCGCGTAATGTCTGTAAGTCTGCCTCCTCCCACTGACCAGTTCCAAAACTACCAGTATAAAATCTGGCTGATTCTTCTGCTGCATCCATCCAATGAGAATCATTCTCCAGCATTGCTTCAAAAACTTCATGTACTTCGTGTAAATTCATGCACTCATCCAACTTGTTCGTTTATTTTGTGAAAAACCCCAAAGACCGTAGTCATCACTAGGTTCGTTGGGAGAAAAGCTATCCTCGACATAATGAACAAGGTAACGCAAACAATCCATTGCGTGATCATTCTTTTTAACAGGTTCTTCGGGTAGATTCCTACTTTCAAATCCATGTTTGAGTTCCTTCCACTTATAGTCAACGATTTCTTCCACCAAAGGTTTCATATTTAATTTATTAAAAAACAATAACTTAGGGCGCATATTTTCATCGAGCTTTAAGTAACTGGACACTCGCTCAAACCCAGCACGCTTATCGTTTTTTGCTTTTTCCCACTCAATCCCATAATCATACCACTCATCTGCGACACTATTTCCATCTCTTTCTGTTCTGACAATACTGGGATCTGCTAAAAATGTATAGTCCACACCACTTCTCAACCTTCTTTCTACCTTTGGAACTAACATTTCAATGGTGTGTTCTGACTCATAGATCAAATCATAGACAAAAATCGTACCTTCTTCATCGGTAGCTGCAAAAAGAATGGAACTTGGATTACGATAGCCATAATCATACACCACATAGTGATTCCACCACTTAGGAATATCAAACGATTTGATACAATGAGACTCTTCTTTGAACTCAGGATAGACTAATCCCGCAAAATCATCCCAGCTACAGTAGACATATCGGTTGACCCATTGATCTGGCATGGATAATAGATGCTTAATATAGTCTGCGGGCAAATGAGGGTTGTCTGAATACAACTTTACTTCATCATCGGTTTGTGGAGGGGGCATGCCAGGCTGCCAAGTCATCGTTTCAATGAGTCTGTAACCACCTTTCTTCTTATTCTGCTTTTCTTTATCCTTCTTCCATCTCTTCCATACCCAGTCATGACCTGCTGGATTACATGTATGAAAACTGCAACGCATGGCATTTTTTCTACGCATTTGACCCGCAGCAGCTATAAATGTTTGTTCGGTCATTTCTTCAATCTGATCAAAGGCAAACCACCCTAAATTCATTGATTTTATGCGTTGAATCGAGTCTCTGGAGTCATCCAACGCCATATATACGATTTTTGACCTGTTTTTAAAGATAATTTCTCGGTCTTGGGCGCGATGTTTGTCAATAAAACCCTGACCAAGATCGAGCAACTGGATAAGCGTAGATTTTTTAAACGAATCCAGTACCTTTCTACCCATTAAACCAAGATTACCCTGAAATGCAGCACTTTGATGGATTGCCTCCATGCACATTGCCTCTGTTTTACCCGTACCTAATGAACCTGCAAGCACCTGATGCTTACTCCATCCTGTAAATAAATGATACTCTTCCTGATGATCTAATGGCGATGTAGGATTTCCTTCACCATCTCTATAGGATATATTTACATCCACTAAGCCTGATTCCTATACCAAATCTCCCAATCAATGGGCAACTTACCAGTTTTATCCAAATGAAATAAATCTATGGCAAATTCTGTAGCCTCATTCGCCATAAATGAGGTTAACCCAAAGTTGGTGCGTAAATAGGTTTCAAATATGTCTCTTGGAGTCATAAATGCGTTGTCGCGGATGGCTTCTCGTTCCAATCTGCTTAGTTTATCTTCATCTTTTTTAATACTGCTGCCCTATCCTTTGGTGATGTGCCAGAAACCATCACATTTACCTGTGTATTCTGTTGATTGGTTCTATCTCTGTATTTACC